CTTTAGCTATAAATCGTCTGCTACAATGTGGCATTTTATATTCAATGATATCGTTTTCATATATCAAATCATCCGCATCATCTACACCATCTGTAGCCCTACAAATCGTATACTCCTTTACACTGATTGGTGTCTCATTTTCCTGATATATTTTACATTTCCCATCGTGTCTAATTGCTACACCATATACCCAATAATTAACCGATTTTGCTTTAACATGTGTAATTCCCATGTTATTATCACCTACCTTGCCCTTATCACCCATAGTTGGGCTAATAGTGTTATGATTTCTTTTTTATGTGGTATATCTTTCGTTTCTAATTCTGTTACTATATCCGCTATATACGCTTTTGGTATTACCGACATATTTGCATACCGCATCATCTTATCTGCTCTTGATTCCATATCATGCGCTCTCGTACTTATATGTTCCTTTTACAATACGATAAGTTGAACCATATGATATCTTGTATCTTTTAGCCATCTCCCTAAGTGTATAGTTTCCTGTTTTATAATCTTCACATATCTTATTTCCTATACTTTGACTTAATTTATTGTGTTTTAAGTCTTGCATATCTTCTTGTAATATCGTTTTACAAGAACGTATGCCCATACATTTTAAGGCTCTAGTAATTGTTACATTACCATATACACAAGCCCATAATGCCAACCAATTTAATCTCACACCTGTAGGATCATTCATAGTTATATTTCACCTAACCTTTCTTCTGTCTTTTTCTGTCTTTTTCTGTCTTTCTTCTATCTTCATAGAGTTTACATCCACTGCAATACTTGGCCATAACATAAGGTCTTTTAACTGCAATCCCCATTTTATTGGGACATGGTAGCATAAGCTTATGTTCATTAACGCATGTATTTTTAACAAATAAACCTCCAAATTCAGTTAATTGAATGGCATGTTTACATGTTTTTGCTTTTTTGTATTCATTCCGTCTTGCCACTACCTCATCAACCTTTCTGCTTTTCTCCTCGCATTACACCGTACATTTGTTTTATGTTTTATTTCTTTATCTGGCAGTGTCTCTGCGCTGCCTTTAAAAGGGAATTTGTTCATCATCACCAAATGTTTCAAAATTACTTGGCTCATCATCTTTATTCGATAAGCTATCACCAATGAAATCTGCTACTACTTCAGTAACATATCTTTTTTCACCCTCTTTAGTTTCATAGGATCGTGTTTGTAGTCTTCCATTTACAATACATCTGTTTCCTTTGATTAGCTTACCTACATTTTCGCCTAACTTCTTCCACGCTACACAATTAACATATGCAGTTTGTTCTTTTACTTCACCTGTACTCTTATCTACATATTCATTACTAGCAGCAATAGTAAATCTTGCTACAAGTGATCCGTTTTTTGTAAAAGTTAACTCTGGGTCACGCACTAAATTTCCCATTAATTGCACATTATTCATAATTTCCTCCTAATCTATCCGTTTATTCCAATATTTTTCACAAGCTAAATACTTTGTCGCTTCTTCGAAACATACAATAGCCGAACACTTATCACATACCACCATATGATGCTTTTCTGTAACTTTAATACCTGTTACCACTCTTATTGATTTATTCCCGCAGAATGGACATGGTCTCAGTCGATTTTCTCTTCGCATATATTTCACTCCATTTCGTAAGACGTATTAATCTATATGTTCTGAATGGATATCCATAATTATTAATGTTTTCATATACGCTATCTTTATCCAAGTAATAGCCTTGTGGAACTTTAATTTCTTTTCTCCACTCTGTAGCTTTAATAGTTTTACTTTCTACCTTTGGTTTATCTAAATTCGTACTTGAAACCCATTTTTTGGATGCATGTGTTGGACTACCTTGTATATCCATTTTTCGTTCTTTTATAAAATACTTAGCTAATCCAATTGCATCTTCAGCTTCTCCTCGGTATAGCTCTAATTTTGTATATCCATATTCCCATAACTGTTTTAGAATTTTAGTATTTAATCGAATACCTTGATTAAGTAGCATATGAAAGTGTATTTTGCCTTGCCGTTCCATAATATAAATATATTTACAAAGCTCATTTTCTTTCTTAAATCTTGCTCTCAATCTTCTAATAAATTTAGTCATCCTATTTTTTGCTTCAGTTTCATCAGGATCATCTCGAAATGTCAGCGTTAGATAATAATCATCTTCTACAAAATTCATATCGATTAATAATCTTAATTTCTTTTCAGCAATACGTATGTTATTTTTACGAATCATTTCAGGTGTTACATGTTGTTTTTCACTTCTAGATTTTTTTCCTAATTTACCTAGATACGAATTACCCGTAATTGAATCTGTAACCTCTCTGATATTCTTCGATTCTATTACTGTTCTCCTACGCATTTATTTACCCCTTATGTCGAGTTGTTAATATATCTATCAAGTCCCACAAATGCAGTTGAAACCGCATTTTTACTAGACTTTTCTCTATATATGAGGTAAACTATAAATAGGATTATTTATGGTTATATTCTCATATAACTACTTAATGACCGCCGTGTTATAGCACGGCGGTTTTTTTATTTGTTAAATTCACAATGCCATTCACCTTGATATCGCATTAAGTATTGGCATTCACTACAACATGTATCACATACACGCTTCTTTTCTTTATGACATACAATTGCACAATGTATTGGTTTTCCACATATTGGGCATTCCATGTTAGTTAATTGGTTGTACCAGTCATCCATCTTGCCACTCCCTTTTTAGTTGTGCTTCTACTAATCGACACTGTAGTTTGAATACATTAATTGCTTCCTGTGCATTTAAATAAAGTACCTTAGCGGTATCTCTTCTTAACCTAAGCTCAGCAATATATTCATCTCCCTGTGCTAGATCACGTATCAACGTGACTGCAACTTTTTCCAATCTGGCCGAGGCTATAAATTTAGCCTTGGCCTTTTTATAAGCATACTCAGCATTTGCCAAATCAATCCCTCTATCTTTGGCTAAACGCAATGCTTTATTGAGTTCTAATTGTTTGTCTTGTAAATAACTATATAAATCTGCACCATTCATCATTTTGATTGTTTGCTAAGTTCTACTTCTTCAACTAATTGATTTACGAGTGCTTCAAGTTTACTAATTCTGCTTTGTGCATCCTTAGCTTCTTGAACGTAATCAGAACCTTTACCAGTCTTGAACGCGACACTTACGTTGTATTGGTTTTCAGCGCCTAATGTAGCGCCGAAGCCTAACATGATACGTTCATTAGGTCTAGCGAATACACCAAGAGCCACTGCGTTACTGTTACGGTAATGGCCGTAACTTATAGCGTAGCTCACCTTGTCATTTCTATTGAAATCCAAAGGATGGAGCCCGGCCAATGCTGCGGAACTTGCGCCTAATTTATTTAGACGTGCATTTGTTTGATTGATTTGAGCCATACCTACTTGGTTTTGTGCTCTTAATTGACGCATATTAACCGCATCAGTATCTGCAACTCCATCCGCTACATCGTGTAGTTGTTGGCCACCTGCAGTAATGTTTTGTGTTGTAAATTCTACATGCTTACCATTACTGTCAGCAGTCATACCGTTTATTGTGTAGCTTGCAGTATCTAATGTATTTGTATTTTCTAATTTCAACCCATCATGTGTTACAGCTGCGTTTGTGTCACCATTAAAGAAATGAGCCTTTTCTTTATTTACAACACTGCGAACAGTATCTACATTTGTTCCAAAGTTAACAGAATTCATATCGTGCAAATCTTTGTTTACATTTACTGCAAATTCCATGCCACCATTTAGGTTAGTGGTTTGAGATACTGTTGTATTATTACCGTCACCTACTGTAGTGAAGTTCAATGAGTTGATGACTGCATTTAATTGGCTACCATTTACCGCATCAGTAGATGTAGAATCAATGCGACCGGCGGCCACATTAGTAATAGTCCGTTTATAATTCATTACACCGCTCATACCCGCTTTATTTGTAGTGCCAACAGAAACAGTACTATCAGCGACACCGCCGGCGAAGTTGAATTTCTTGCCGTTGATATAAATATGATCTGTGCTAACCGTAGTATCAGTAGTAGAATTGGTGCCTAATGCTACTGCATTAGGTGTGTCAGCTAATGTATTATTACCAATTGCAAGTGCATCAATAGCACCAGCTTGGCCATGAGTACCAATGACTACAGCGCCTTGACCTTTGGTTTTATTGTTTGAACCGAAGGCTAGTTGTTCTTTAGAATTGTCTAATACTTGATTGTTATAACCAATCACAACACCATGTCCACTTTCTATCGTGCCATTGTTGGAACCAATAACAGTCGCGTTTTCAGCATTAACCGTATTAGTACGGCCAATTACAACCGTACTTTCACCATTGGCATAGGCGCCGTTACCTATAGCGATGGTATTATAAGCACTTGTTCGGGCTTGGTTGCCCATCGCAATGGTGTATTCAACTAGGCTTTCAGCATGACTGCCGAAGGCAAAACTATTGCGACCTGCTGCAGTTGCATTGTTACCACCTGCGAACCCATTTTCACCTGTAACTGTGTTATCAGTACCAAAGGCAAATGCGTTATTCGCATCAATGTGATTTTGGAATCCTGATACCATTGAGCTTGTAGAATTTGTGGAAATGGTATTATCTGTACCAACAATTGTATTATTGCTAGTAGCTCCAACCACATTTACTGCCAATGCAGAAATTGCTAATGTTGTAATGATTGTCTTGTTTGTGTTCATTGTTTTTTCTCCTGTTTCTGTTACAATACAGGTAGAGTATTTTGCAGATTACTCTACCAAGTCCGCTATGGTTTCCTACGCCATGATTAGCGGACTTTTCTTTTTTCATAAAATCTAACTTCCCTTGCCCAGTAGTTGCTTAAAATCAGCAATACAAACCCAAGCATGATTTGTAAAAAAGCGGTGTAGAAATCAATCCTGTTAATTTCTATAGAGCCAATTGTTCCAACAATCATTAGGAACGCTACGGCTCTTAATACCCAAATTAGTTTCATCATTATCTATACCCTTTCAATATGTTGTAAATCTGTTCTATACTTTTACCTTTTAACTCCCTAACTACCTCCTTAGCTAATCTATCCGCCTCACGAAATGCAATTTCATTGCCGTACTCGTAAGACTGAGTAGATGTCGGTTCTTGGTATCGTTTTTCATACTCAATTTGATATTCAGCTTCATAAATATCGCTAATAATGCGTTTACGGAGTGTATTTAATACCTTGCCATAAGCACAACTATCCCATCTGTGGCAGTTATCTATAAATGTCCGTGCAGATTTTACAATTTCATCTGTTAGTACTTCACATTCCCTGATTGTTTCTACGTGCGATTTAGCCATTCTATGAAAATTTTTGTATATATCCATTTGTACCCTTTCTATTCTCCAATTCGTGCTTGGCACCGTTTGGCTAGCCAAGCATTAAACGATTCAACATGAATAAGGCGCTTGCCTCCACGCTTACCAATTCTCATTGACGGGAAGTCAAAGTCCTCTGCCCATTGACGAATAACTGTTTCCGGTACACTGGCAAGCTTTGCGGCTTCGGCTACCGTGATGCACATCTTATTCATAGTTATCTCCTTTTACAAAATATCCACGTACATTTAGTGCACTTTTAATTATTGATTTGTATAATCACCTTGATTTGTAATTGCTATTTCCATTGGCAATTGCCTAAAAGCTCAATAATTTTCTTTTCATCTAAATTGCCATGTGTGCTAATCGTTACACGTGGCAATTTATTTTTTGTTACTAACTTATTAAGTCTTTTAAGCTTTTTAATTGCACAGTCTAATTCAGTTGTATCTACTTTGATTTTTACTGTGTATTCTTTTACACTATTGATATTTGTTTGCTCTTCCTCTTCTGACTTATTTTCCATATGTGTTTGTAATGGAGTTTTCAATTTTATTTCACCTCTTACAATTTTTATCACTCATGCTATTGTAGAATTAATTTAGCTATAGCTATTCCTAATGCCATTGCTGAAATAATTAATGCCAACTCTGTGGTATCCATTTCATAGTTCCTTTCTTAATTAACTATTTAGAGTGTTTTGCTTGTTGTGGAACACTCTTTTCTTTTAAGCGTTCGTATAGTTTGTATAGAACAATATATGAATCTGTATAACTTGTTTTAATGGCCCAATGCTTCATTTAGCGAAATCCGCTTGTATCGCTCAATTCCTTGATTTTGGTTTATGAATTGCCACTAACTTTTGTTAGTGGCTTTTTATTTCCTTCATTTGATTTCACCTCTCCATCTCGTTTTCTCATTTTTGAGACTTTTCAGATAAAAAAATAGAGTAAGCTTCCGCATCAGTTAATGAAAGCACATCTTTAATTCGTAATGCTTCTTCTATTGTGAAACTATTTCCATCTTTTTCAAGTCTTCGATAAAATGTGCTTCTATCAATACTTACTTTATCTGAAAATTCTACAATATTATACCCACAATCTAATATTTTTCTTTTTAAAGCTTGTACATTCAAATATATCACCTCCCCTTTTGTCTCATTTTTGAGATTGATTAAAGTATAATACTTTTATTTTAACTCGTCAACACATATTTTCTCATTTATGAAACATTTTAAACTTTTTAAAATTATTTG